ATCAACATATTTTTTATGAGTTTTAAGTTGATATGTTTTATTTCCACTTACAAAATATATTTCTTCATTTTTTCGTAAATATACTTCACTTTCTTCATAGTCCCATATTAAATAAGGATCATTTTCATTTTCTTCATTCAAACTTATTCTGTATGCTTCATTTGTAGTTTCTATTGTATAATATTCCTCGTCTTTTCTTAGTCTCACATCATACTCTAAAACAGAATCATCATCTACACTCAATGTATTATTTAAACGATCAAGAATTCTTATTTTTGCACCAACCTCAACCGATCTTCTTGAGTCAATAGAATTTACTAAATTATTTGTAAGACGAGGATCATCACTCGCAACTGCTTCAGTTCCCCATAGCACTTTTCGTTTACTAACTTGACGAGTCGCAGTCATTCTATCATCAAAAACTTCAGGTATTAAATATGCATTGACATTCATTGAAAAGGTAGTAGATACATTTCTATCATCATCAGAAGATGATTCGACCGTGTTTGAAAAAGAATCTATTGATGTTCTAAATTTTAGTTTTTTAGGATCACCCCAATAATCATCACTTGCAAAGTTTATTTTCTCTACAAGTTGATTCATTTGTTCCACATAATCTGTATTGATTGTAAAATCGTAGGTTAATATTACATGATCAGGAAATGTAATATTATGTACTTCATATACCGGTTGCATATCATTCAAAATACTGAACTTATCGTACATATTTTTTGAATCAAACTTTTTGATAAAAGGAGCAGAAAGATATTTGTTAAAATGAATGAAATTGTCATCACGTGACATGGAAGTACGAGTAAAAATAATCATAGGTCTTTGTATCTGACCTTTTTTATCACGATAAACTCCATCGTTTCTTATTGCACTCCACTTTTCAGGTGAAGCATGACGAACAGGCACATTTATTATACTACCGTTTGTATCTAAAACTTGTGGTCTTATTACATTTATAAAATACTCGTATATTATATTATCTATATCAAGCAATGTAATAGCATAACTTTCAAGTGAATTTGTGGTTTCACCCATTTTAAGTTTTTCTGCCCTTTCATCGGAATATAAACTATGATGAGACTTTTTAAGATTTGAACGATAAGAATCGTTATCTACATTGGGTGGTAATGTATTTAATTCTGCTTTAAAGTTTTGAGAAGTTTCTGTCTTATTAGGAGATAACTTTTTTAAAGTAATAAATGGATTGGTAACTTTTTCGTAATTACTCATAATTCTCTGTCTACTATATTCAATCTACTCAACCGACTTAAATGTGCATTGCACAATAAACTATAATTTTTTTCAGGTTGACCACCAAGAAACTGGTTTTCTGCCACTTGATCAATTTCAAAATAACTATTTTCCCAAAAAACAATATCACCAACTTCTGCATACATTCCCTTGATCTCACACAATTTTTGATGAAACCTAAACAATGTACCTTTTTTGACATCAGGACCAAATCCTTCATATAATGTACTCCTTTGATCACTTTCTACTAAACAAGATGTCTCCACACCAGGATAGTAAAACTTATCAATTGATTCACCATATAAATTTGCAGAAGTTTCATTTGGATTTATTTTGTAAAGAATTACAGTTTGTTCAATGATGTCTTTTAATAATTCACCATTTATACTATTCATCATTCTCACATCTCTACGAGAAAAATATCTACCACGTGATCTTTCCATATTATCCTATGTACAAAAAGTTAGGAACTTTTTTGAGGTTTTCTTGTAAATTATCTGCAACTTGATTTAACGACTCACTTGTTGTACTGCGACTTGTAACTTCCAAATCTTCACGAAGTTCTGTGATTAATTGTTCTTTTTCTGTGGCTGCTTCACTTCTCAATGCATCACCATCCAATGAAGTTTCTCCACCTGGAATCGGAATACTTTGATATTTTGCTCGTATTGAACCAAGTAATTCTTTACACAAAGCAAGATAATATTTCATTATCCATCGTTTTCCCACATCATTAATTGTTGCGAAGTTATGAAATTGATAAGGAACATTACTAAAATCCGTAACACTTCCGTCTGGATATATATCACATGATTCATTTGTTATAGAATTTGTGTTGTGTGATGCGTGTGGGTTACCATTATTATCAACTACGACCTGCTCTTTTGTTTCCTCACTAACTTGTGTTTGTGTTTTTGGAATTACATTAAAGTCATCTGCATCAACATAACCTTGAACGGCTGCCATATCTCTTTCTCGTTTAAAAACATAATCAAACCACAATGTATAATCCTTTTCAGGTATTGGAAATAGTGTCAACTTGTTATTTATTAATTCAAAACTATATGCACTCCTACGAACACTTTCGTTAAATTCAATAGCTTGTAGTCTCATTATATCCTCATTTAAAGGTCTTAACAAAAATTGAGAACCTGCGATTGACATATTACCCCACCCAAATTCATTCATAACTGTTTGGTGAGTCATACCAGATGCAATAGGATCATATATTTTATTTAAACTAGGTGGTGCGTCATGAAATATTCTTTTTACTTCTATTGGTTCTTTTCTAACTTGACCCGTCTTTGCATCTTTATAGCAATGCTCAAACAAACCTTGTAAGTCATATGTCTGAACACCTTTTTTAACTTTTAAACTTGCTTTTCTCCAATCTACATTTCCACCAGCACCTACTTCTGCTCCATAAGCTTCCGATAATTTTAGATAAAATGGTAAAGGTTGTGTTTGTAAAACAGATGTCGTCAAATTTACATCGGTTGAAGTTCCACGCAAACTAAACAAATTCTGCTTTATAGAGAATTGATTAACTTGAGCACTATATTCAGTAACTGCTTCTTCAAAACAAGCATAAAACTGAATGTCTATCATCTCAACATCAACTATAGGGTATCCTAGTCGTTTTGCAGCCCAATCCGCTGCTTTAGGTGCAAACGAAGTGAATTGTACATCTCCGTCAAAAAAACCAAATGGTGTTTTTCCTATTGGTGACGATGTTTTACCTTCCCATCTAATTCTCTCAAGTTCATAACCATTTGAAGTTTCTTCAGAATTATTACTTGTGTTCTCTTCAGTTTCGTTGTTGTCTTCCATGATAAATATAAATATTACTCACCACCTATAATCGTTATAAATAAAAGAGGGGTTCAAAAGAACCCCTCTTAAATTTTGTTTGGTTATACCGGATAACTTACACTTGGTCGTAATTAATGACCGATAGTTTTCCGTAGAACTCAGGACGAACCATCTTCTTAGCATAACGAGTCATTACTCCACGACGTGGTGTGAAGTTAACTGGATCGTACACCAATGGTGTTTGAATCAATGGAATGTATGGAGCATAAACCGCACCTGTTTCGAGGAAGTTTGTTCCACGGAATCCAACGAGAACCTCACCGGCTGTCATGTATGGATTCTTGTATACTTGGAAACGATTGTTTAATGCACCTACCTTGGTGACACCCATAGCAAACTGAGACTGATTTCCATCAGTATCAACAGAATAACCAGGAATACTTTCAAGGATTGTAGCAACTTGGGGGGAGCATACAAGGAAGTTTGCACCACCACGGAGAGTCAATTGGTGAATTTGGTTACTCACTTTTTGAATCTTTGTTCCGAGTTTTGCGAACATTGTGCCTTGTGTTTCACCACCGGTCAAGCCTTGAGCTGCGTCAAATGATCCACCGTCAACGTGTGCGTTAACCAAAAGCATATCAAGAATTTCCAAGTCAATTTCCATTGAAACGTACTCGGAAAGAAGAGAAGTCAATTCTGCTTCTGCGTCAATGCTATGATAAGCATTTAAGTCTTGTGCCAACTCTGGTGTCCAAACTGCTTTCAACTTACGTGTCTTTGCAACGATTGGTTCACTTTTGAGTTCCAAGTTGACTTCAGGAATTCCGATGTCTTTTTGGAGACCTGTGTCAGCTGCATCAGCAGATGCACCAAGATTGTCTTCAAAGTCACCACGTGTGATGTCAGTTGTAGCTGCGTGATAAGCAAGTTCACCTGCTTGTGTTGAGTTTCCGTCTGCATCAAGAACAAGAGCTGCTCCATCAACTGTAAATGCACGTACACCTTCTGCGTCTGCGTCTGATGGTAATGCATCACCAACTGCGATTGTAACAGTTTTATCGTTGATTGAGTATCCATGACGACCTGTGCCGTAAAGACCTCCTGTTGCTTCGTCAGTTGATCCAGGTTTTGAACCCGAACCACCGAAAAGACTTCCGCCTTTTCCTTGTGCAGTTTGATCTGTTCCATACTTAAAGTCTAAGTAGAAGATCAATCCAGACGGAAGATTCATTGGTTGAACCGAAACGAATTCTTTCGCTGCGATTTCTGCAAACACACGACGAACGAGAGGAAGTGCAACACCACTCCACTCTTCAGAACCTGAATCAGTTCCTGTACGTGAAGCCTCGTCAATCAATTGCTTTGCTTGGTTTTCAAGAAGAATGGACATACCACTCTTTTCGGTATCAGTAGAGATACCTTCCAAAAGACCTGTCTTTTCCCACTTAGAAACAAGACCACGGGTTTCTGCCATGAGACGTGCTTGTGGATTTTGACAATCTTTTAATAGTTTACTAATTTCACTCATTTTATTATTTCCTTAATTTTTTTAACGGTTTAATTAAACAATACCAGCAAGTTTCTTAAATCGGTCGGCAAGTTCATTGCCTTCTGATAAAATTTGCTTTGATGGTTTTGTTGATTTAATTGCCTTGGATGCAATTCCTTCTGATAATGTTTTTCTTGCTGATTTTGCTTTGCTTTCTGCAATCTTTGCAGGTTTTGCTTGCTTATCAACAGTAGAACGGAAGGATTCTCCAAGAGTTGCATAGATTAATTTTGCTTCACGAACATTTTTCGTTAAGTCAAAACTTTCTACGACTTTTAGTTTTTGATCTTCGTTTAAAACAAACTCTTTAAACAATTTATTTGTATAAAGCAATTTTGCGTTAAGAAGATTTACTTCGTTTAATTTACCGCGCAACAGTTTGTAAACCTTGCGATATTCGTCATTTTCCTTTTGAAGCTTGTCGTTTGTAGTTTTAAGTTCTGCAAGTTCCTCTGAAGATTCATCATCAGATTCTAATTCTGTTGAGTCGTCTTCCAATTCTTTAAGAATTTCTTCAAGATTGATTTCCTCATCTTCAGATTCTTCGGTTTCTTCCTCTGCGTCTTCAACTGACTCTTCAACTGCTTCTTCTTCGGTATCGTCCGATTCCTCGGACTCTTCTGATTCTTCAACAATCTCTAAATCAATTTCTTCGTCAATGTCAGCAACCTTTTCTTCTTCACCTTCTGTTCCTGGATCACCAGCAACGGTTTCGGTTTCTGGTGGAAGTTCTTCGTCGTCACTATCTGCGATATTGACGTGTTCGTCTCCACCTTTACCTAATTCAGATGAATCAGATTGCTCTTCTAATTCTTCTTCATCGTCTTCTGAACAAGATGCTTCTTCGATTTCATCTGAAGTATCTTCGTGTTCTCCTTCTTCCTCGGACAACTCGTTTTCTAGTTCTGCGATAATTGAATCAAGATCAAATGATTCTTCTTCAACTGCGTCTTCGTCTTCCTCGGCATAATCATCCTCCGCAAAATCAGCTTCTTCAGTTGGTTCTTCTTCAGTTGTTTCTTCTTCGGCATCGGGTTCTTCAACCGGTGCTTCGTCAGCAACTTCTACTTCATCGTTGTCATCTGCAACTTCCTCGTCCTCTTCGGAATAAGAACCTTCTTCGACTTCATCAGAAATTTCACCTTCTAATTCTTCACCTTCTAATTCTTCTTCTTTAAGTTTCTTGGTAAGCATACTTTGCAAACGTGGTGCGAATGCTTCTTCAAGAGCAAGTCTTGCATTAGCAAGAGCTGTCTCACGAACTGCTTTCGCATCGGCAATAGCTTCTTTAAGTAATTTACTCATGTTTATTTTTTCCTTATTACATATCTAAAGTCATTAGGGACTTTAACAATATTAAAACCTTTTTTAGTCTTGTTTCCAATAAAGTGGAATCATTTTAATGAATAAATATATATCTAAATACAAAAATATTAAAAAAAAATTAAATTATAAAAAAAAGAGGGAATAAATCCCTCTTTTTTTACGAATCAATATAATTTAAATTCTATTATATAATCTTACGATTTCCTAAAATGCGATCAAGTTTTTCAGCAAGAGTTACTTTTTTCCAATCCTCGGAGACTTTATATGTTTTTCCGTCTACCTCAAATTCTGTGTCTCCATCTTCTTTTGCTTTAGTAACAGCTGCACCAAATGCATTTCCTTCTTCTACATCGTCTTCAACTTCTTCATTTGTAAGTTCACCTTCACCAGGGTCTTCACAATCTTTACAATCGGCTGCATCAACATGGTTTTCATTTTTACCAATGTCGGATGATTTTGATTGTTCTTTTACCTGATATGTTTTTCCATCTACTTCAAATTCAGAGTCACCGTCTTCTTTTGCTTTAGTAACAGCTGCTCCAAATGCGTTTCCTTCTTCTACATCGGAATCGTCACCTATAAACTCTTCGGTATCTTCACCTTCTTCAATAACTTTTTCTCTAAGTTGATATGTCTTGCCACCAACTTCAAATTCAGAGTCACCATTTTCACGGGCTGCTTTGACAGCTGCACCAAATGCATTTCCTTCATCAATGGATTCTTCTTCAGAATCATCATCAGAGTCTTCTTGCTTTCCCTGTTTCTTAAGAATTGCTTTCTTTAATGGTTCTGGTAGTTTTTCTTGAGCAGCTGTTAACCCTTCTTCAACTGCTTCGTCTGAATCATCATCAGACTCTTCTTGCTTTCCCTGTTTCTTAAGAATTGCTTTCTTTAATGGTTCTGGTAGTTTTTCTTGAGCAGCTGTTAAACCTTCAAACAAACCAAGTTCTTCTGCTACTTCTTGAATAATTTCTTTAAGTTCTGATTTTGTAATTTTCATGGTAAATTTATTTCCTTATAAAAACATTTGGTGTCCTGATACTATTCTTTGCATATTTTCAAATGCCGATCCTGTTTTAAATGATTTTTTTCCACATTTTGTTTCTGCCTCATTAACCGAATCTTGTGTAACTACTTTATTTTCAAAAAATCTTTGTGAAAGTAATTTAGTTGTATACCCAAGTTCTGTCTCTGTCAAGTTTTCCATTTTCTTTTGACGACAGGCCTGTTTTACAAGATATTCAAACAATCTTGTAAATTGAGTTTTATCGTACATTTTATCTTGAATCTCATTTGTAATTTTTTCAAATATCATATTAGTTTTATCTCTACAAAAAGACTCATTTGTATAAATGAACTCAATTAAGTTTTCGGCATTTTCGGTATCCACCTCTGTGAGAACTTTATCGTTAGTTCCACATATACGTGAAAGTTGCTCTCTTGCCGACATATTAGTTTCCATCAATTCTCCGTAAAATTCTGGATTAGGTTGAAATTCATACGATGTCCATTCATTTATATAATGTCCACCAAAGTGAGAAGTCTCCTCAAATTTAAATGATAAATTGTTTTGAATTGCATATTCGTTTGCGTCTTGGATTGTCCCCTCACACACGCACTCTCGTTCAATTCCACGAAAACTTATATTTTTTTTAACAAGTTTACCATGTACACTTGGTATAGTTTTTACTTTTTCAAGTAAAACTTTTGTAATAAAATTTTTAAGATTGCGTTTGTCCATTTGTGATTTCTCCATTTATTTCAAAATATCTGTTTAATATATTTCCCATATCTTCGTATAAACTTTGCATTCTCTGTGTATATACTTGTCGTTCGTTTGCAGTTTTGTAAAACTCTTTGGCCAATGTTTTAATTTCCTTTAAATTTCTTTTTACACTAATCGCATCAAACCAATCATCAGTTTCGTTTAATATATACTTTGATGCATTTTCAACGATATTACAAATATCTTGTGCAACGTCCATATCCTTAGCCTCCAATGCAATAAACTTTTGATACTTTCCAAATTTAGAGATTTTTTCAGAAGCAATTTTCTTTTGTTCAGATGTAAGACCTTCGTCTGAGAATCTATTAGTGTCTGCATTGAACTCATTTATTTGCTTTGCGTTTTCTTCTCGCAAAACTTCCAAAATTACTTTTTTAATTTCTGTTTTACTAATACTCATTTTCCGTCTCCGAATTCACCTAAGATTTCATGTATTATAGACTCCACCGCACAGAATTTTGTACAGACACGATTTTCTGATGTGTTTATCTTAGATAAATCTACTGATTCATTTAAATTTACAGGTTCGAGAAATGCACCTCGTGTGGATGGGTTACTAACGAAATCAAATGCGACCAATTCAAAGTCATCATTTACCAGTGTCGTTCCTTCATGTTCACGGGTTGTTCCCATTCCACGTGAACTTATTCCAAGTGTAATTCCACCCTTGAAAAGTTCTTTTAAAATATTACCAGCAGGAGTTCCAAGTATTTCTACATCACCCAAGAGATTATCACCTTCCCACCACATCTTTGTAACATTGTGACTTACATTTTGTAAATTGACTACACTACTCTCTGGATGATCTAACTCTCCCAATGCTCGTCTGTCGTTTATCATTTCTTGATATTTACCTGCCTCCCGTTCTAGCAAAGGACGAGAATACACTCTCCCATTTTGGTTCTGCTCGGTTGCTTTTTGCAAAATACCTCTTACCAATAGTTTACCTGAATTTTTTTCTATGCTTTCACTTATTTGTTCAGGACTAAACTCAAAGGGCATTGTAGATACTATTAATTTTTTTGCCATACTAATAGATAAGTATATATGTATCTGTATTTATTTCTATTTTTTCTATTACAAGTTAAGTTAAACTTAATTTATAGTTTTTTATTAAATTTTCGTTTGAATTGTTAATCAAATTAACAAATCGTTCCACAACTTCATTCAAATCATGGATACCTCCAAGTTCAAACACATAATTATCGGACTTTAAATAGAATTTCGTGTTCTCAAAAGTTAAATTGTAATTATCATTTTTAAAGTTCGAATTAAGTTCAAAACCAGTATCACTTATAATTGGTTTTTCTAAATTTAATAAATTGGTTTCATTTAACAATATTGTTAAATGGTTTACAATATCATTTATTTCGTCTGTTGGAACTTTTTCAGGTAAGTCGGTATGTTTTGTTTTAGCAAGTTTTTTTACATCTTTTTGTTTCATGTCACTTGCAATTTTTTTTATTTTATCAAACAACTCATCATCTATTTCAGATTTTTTTAAATCTCCGTTATTATAGGCATAAACCATACCAAATAATCTTTGTTGAGACTTGGACTGCGATTGTTCTTTTACAGACTCGTTTGGTTCTTTTTTTGTATCAGTTTCTTCTTTTTCTGCTTCTTCCTTTTCTTTTTCTGCTTCTTCCTTTTCCTTTTCTGCTTCTTCCTTTTCTTCTTCTGCTTCGGCCTCTTTGTTATCAAGTTGCTGATCACCATCTCTGGTATCACCCATAGGAGTTATATTTAATTCAGAATCCGATACATTATCATCATCCAAGTCAATTCCCAGCTCAATCATTGCTATACCAAGTTTAGACTTTTTAAGCAACTCTTCAATTCCAATCCAATATGTTTCTGGAATTGTTTTTCCATCTTGGGTTTTTTTGAATTCAGCAACCGATGTTGCTAGATTTTTTAAATTTTTTTTAAAATTGATGAAAACAGGATTGTCTTCATCCAACTCTGTTATCGCATTTTCCTGTTTACAACTACACGTCATTGCTAGACTCCAATAATTTACTAACACACCCTACATTCACACGCATAAGTGCTTGATTTAAACGCATAATTGACTTTTTGACTTCCATTATACATTCATTTAAACTTTCTAGTTCAACACTATTTAATAAATTTGATGTATTTAAGTTAAAATTAGCAGAATACTTACCCTCTATATTCTTTTTTATTCTAAGAGTTACATCAACACTATTAATAGTTTGTTTCCACTCAGCACCCAATTTAGTTGCAACCCAACCACTCCCAAACAAATTAGCAAGTGCTTTGTTTTCAGTTAGACTCACATCTGAAATTTTTTTGGTTTTTGATTTTTTTCCTAAAAAATTAATTTTACTAAATAAACCAAAAGACGATTCAACTTCTTTTCTTTGGTAATTTTTCATTTTACCTTATGTTTCTTAACTTTTCAGAAATCTTTTTCATTTTTAAATCTGCTTTATCCAAAAATCTGTTTGTAGTCCTCCAACAATTTTTGCTATTTATATTTGACTCTGTTTTAAATCTACCTGTAATACCCAATAATAAATTTATTTCATCAAGCATCTTATTTACTTTTCTTACTGCCACACCGACTTTTTGAACATTTGACATATCAGGATGATCTCTGAATACATGGTATAAACTCTTTCCCTCTTTTATGGTGTTATTTTTAAAATTAGTTGTTGTTTTATAGTCGAACACTTCAGCGGTGTCTTTGATATTATCAGAATGTTCATCTTCATCATCATTTTTATTAAAAGCAAATGGTGTTTGATAACCATCTATATTTGATGTTGTGTTTATTTCATCAACCTTTTCACAATCACATGGATCGTTTCCACAACTATCACAACACTCTTCTTCTAATATCTCTTCTAATTGCTTTCGTATTAAATTGCGTAACTTACTGAGATTATCGTTCTTCATGCTTCTCAAGTTCCTTTATCAGTTCATAACTCATCAATAAAGTAGAAACTTGTGAATCTCTAACAACACGACCTTCTCTTATTTTGTCAAGTTGAGATATAACTTCATCTAATTTTATTTTTACAACTTCATCATCCACTACACTTGATGACAATTTATTTATTTTTTCTTTTACAACTGGTATTTGATTATTAATATACTCTCTTAAACTATTTGTATTAGAAACATTGTTGATATAACTTTTAAGAAGTTTTTGTTGATCTTCATTTAAATCACTATACTTTTGATTGAATTTATCTACGAGTAATTTATATGTTATTAGTCTTAAATCTTCGGTGTGCTTTACGAAATTCTCAGTTTGCTCTTCTTTTGAAACTTTTTTATTGCATAGTCCTTCTATTACTGTGTTTTTTGAACTATGAATTTCTTTCGGATCACAATATGTATCTGCTTTTTCGTTTTCAAAGAGTTTGTATATACTTGCATAGGTCTTGTAATTACGAATTTTCGAACGCAAAAAGTCATTTATTGGATATGAATCTTTCATTTCTTTGACTAACTCATATCTAAGTTTTGATAATTTTTTTGAATCAAGTTTACGGTGTGACTTGATAACAGCATCAATTAAACGTTCGGCATCAGGTAAATCACCAGCAGTTTCTTCAAGAAGTAATTGGTATAGTCTTTGCTCCTTTCCAAGTGAAGTATTTTCTGCGAAATATTTACGCATCAAATTATTTGCTTTTGATGTGGCATTGTCGTCCAGAATATCAGCAGTAATCTGCCTTACAAGTAATTCGAAAAGAATTCCTGTATTCTTAAATTTGCTATGTTTTAGTTTTTTCACGTGAATGTTAACAAATATATATGTTCATAAATATAAGTATAAATATAATTTATCTTCTAATAATTCAAAAAAATTTAAGAGTCTATCAAGTTATCCTCATTTAAAAAGTTTGATTCTGTATTATTTTTAGTTGAGTTTGCATCATTTTTGCTTTTATCTTTTACTACATTTTCAGTTTTCTCTACTAAAATTTTCTTTTCTTCACTAATTTTTATTTGAGACTTCTTTGACTGCAAAAACTTGTTTAAGTTTTCAAAATCATGTTCTAGTTTCAATGGACTGTCTCCCCAATCACGACCACTCACTCGTCTTTCACCCGCACCAAGGGGGTCTCTTCCCATTGGTTTATTATCAGGATGGTCATACTTTTTATTAGCATTTTTTCGTTTCTTTTCTTCCTTTTTTCGTTTTTTTAATAACTCTTCTTTTTCTTGATCTGAAATATTATTATCAAACTCACCAAACCCCCACGAATCACCGTCAGACTCATCCCCATCAGGTTGTGCATTAGGATCAGCGGGGTCAGCTCCCTCATTTTGAATAGTCTCAAGTCTGTAATATTCTTTTGCATCATTAACGAAATCTTCACGAACTCCTTTATATTCATCTTCAGATAAACCAAATATTTTGTCATACACCCAATTTTTAGAAAACATTTTTGCATCAACCATATCACGAGCCGTGCTTAATTTTTCGGAAAGTATTCTTACTCGTTCCTCTTCAAATATTGTTGATGGATTTGTTAATTGCAATCCAAAATTAACTAAATTTGCATCGGTATAACCCTGTGAGTATAAATGTACAATTGCTATCTTAGTCAACTCACTTATTAAAATTCTTTGTACACGTTCAATTGTTCTTGCGAACCGTATATCTTCAGCTGCTAAAGTTGCCTTGCCTGTTATTCCTTCTTCGTATCCAAGAAATGCTTTTGGAATTTTAAGTGCAGCCATCATTTTATTTTTTACATACTCAATATCTTCTGTTCCGTCATATGTCATTGCACCTAAATTTTCAATACGAGTACCACTATCACCACCACGAACAGGCATAAAAAAGTCTTCTGTCATATTTTGTAGATTAAACTTCAAATTATAGTCACCTGTTTTTTCATCCACAAATGGAACTTTTTTCATTTTATTAATAACTTTTTGCATAAAGTTATCAACTTCATTTGGTGGAATATTACCAATATCAATATAAAACATCCTTTTTTCAGGAGCCCTCATCACCCGATGAATTAGCATGGCATCTTCCATAAGTTGCAATTGCTTCCAAACTCTTCTTGCAGGTTCAATCATACTTTTACCATAAGGTAAAAAATTACTATCCCCAAGCATTCTGAAGTGTGCTATTTCAAAGTTGTCGTAGTCTGCTCGTATTTCACCTTCCTGTTTAAAACATACATACGAAGGATTTGTTGGGTCTAAATCTTCAACCCGTGTCATTTCATATGTAGAAATTGGTTTTACATTCATGATACCATAGTCTGGTTCAATCTCAAGATGTAAATAAAAATCTCCATACTTGCACATATTACGAGTCCAACTCCACAAGTTAAACTCAATATTTAGAATGTCATAAAAAAGATTTTCCAATATACCTTTTATATTAGAATCTTCACTTGTTATTTTTAAAACTTCCCCAAATTCACTTCGTGTTGTGCACTCGTCTGAATAAATATCCAATGCACTTGCGATAATTGGATCATTTTCCATGATGTCGTAATCACTAAATAACTCTAATCTATGCGTTTGATACCCAATGTTATTGTATTGACTTGTATAATCTGAATATAATGTATGCATACGATTAAATCTATCACGCAATCTTGTATTTCGTTGAAAGTCATCGGTATCCGCAACTTTGAGTTTCCTACCCCCAACATTACGCACAATAACATTTGTGGAAAACATTTTACGTAAACCACTTACAAGTTTTTTATATTTGGAATCTTCAGCCATAACCCTTATACTATTTTATATATACATATATGTCAATCTAATATATATTACTTTAAATCACTCGCAGCTCCTATAATATCACCTCCGTCAAATCCTTGAAATGGGCCAAGTGGGTTGCGTTCTCTTTTTAATGTGTCAATATTTTTTTCTCCGGAATACAATACATATTCCACAGTATCATCCACTATTAATATTAATACACTTATTTTCCATCCAGTTGTGTGTACATTTTTTCTAAAGTTTAGTATATCTAAAATAACACTTCCTTCTCTTTGGTTTTTTATTCTTTCCAAATTTATTTCATATGCAAGTCCATTTTCTCTAGCCGCTAATGTTTTTAAAACACCTGACGGAAGTTCTATTTTGTTAAATAATGTATATCTTGATGGACTATCTAATTTGAATTTACTCATTACATCAAGATAAGTAAGTCTTTTTACATTTGGAATATTTTCCAAGTCTAGTCCCATTTTTACTAAATCAGAATATTTAGTTTTTCCTACAATTATATTCTCAACTACCCCCTTAACTTGAGTATATGTTTCAAATGATGATTCGGTATATACCCCTTGGGTTGGTAATAATGATTGGGTTGCACAACCTCCGGTAAATAGTAATCCCATTGATATGAGTATATTTTGCGTTATCTTCATTTGTTTCTCCGTTTTATATTGTCATTTAAGTAACCAATCTAAACTTTCCGTTCCTCCGTATGGATTTTTCATTTCATACGGATTGCTTTTTAGTCCAGATTGTAAATATGCGTCACCCACATTCATGTTTGTAGTGCTTCCCATGTAGTCAAATAGATTTTTTTGAGTTTGTATGTTTTCTGATCTAAATCTTAATGCGGTATCCCTAACCCAAAGTGCCATGCATAAACTCATAACCAAATCATCATTGTATCCTTGCATTGCTTCTGCACGTTGTCCATTCCACACAAATGTAAAAAGTTCTTCTAAAGTTCTTTCTGATACTAGTTGTACTTCCTTCTCTCTTACATAACTTTCCATTTTACTTATAATTAGTGGTCGTGTTTTTACGGATGTAGTAAAACCAGGAACCTGTTTTTTCTCCATTCGATTTAATTTATTTGTATGTTGTGAAAATTCGTCTATATATTGATAATCCCTTTGTGTATAGTATAAATTAGAATATCCTTTGTCTATAATTTGTTGTAATACTGCCCACCCAATGTTAGCATTTTCTACCACCAACAAAGCACCATTAAACTCACTTGCAACTGCAACGAGTAGGTTACCGAAATCTTTTGTTTCAATTTCTCCTTTAAATTCAGCAACTTGCTTTACATTTTCTACATCAAAAACATGAAAAGCACTTTTATCACGACCATCCCCTCTTGCAACATCGGCTGCTACTACATAATCTTTGTTATGATTTGGATATTCCCATAACCAGTATTCTTTGTTTGCTCCTCGTTTTTCAACAGGTTCTTGCATCGTACTTTCTTTGTACCACTCAATCAAACTTGCATCTACAACAGAACGACCACTACTGATAAAGTCACAATCACACTCTTGGGCTGCGTCTTTTTCTCCAAGAACCTTTGTTTGCAAGTCCCTCCACTCTTGGTCTCTTTCAGGATGCAATGACCAATGCAAATTAATTGGATTAAAGTCATTTGATCCATCCATAGTACCAACCCAAGTTTTGTGGAAAAAGTTACCGATACCATTCGGAGTTGATAACAGAATAGAACGACCACCAGTTGTAATTGTAGATTGTGACGCAGTCCATATATCTTCCATGTTTGTAATAAACGCACACTCGTCCACGATAAGTAAACTCAATGATGACGAACGAGAAGCATCTACACTACTTGAGGCTGCACGAATATTACTTCCGTTTTTAAAACGCATACTAAGTTTGTTTTTTTCTGTACACTCACTTCGCAACCAACTCGGTAGATGTTCAGACATATGAGTTACTTTTGTAACAATGTTTTTTGCAGTTTCTTGATTGATAGCAATACAAAGAATACTTTTATCTGTAAAAAAGGTCATCAACCACAATGCGTATCCTGATACAAGGGTGGATATTCCCATTTGTCTTGCTTTTAAAACAATATTAAATTGTTCGTCCTTAAAACTCTCTAGTGTCTTTTCTTGGAATTCATATAAATGAAAAGGAATTGTACCTAGTGTTGGGTGTTGAATTTTGCAATACTTTTTCATAAAGTATGCAGGTGATTTTAAACACTCACTATATTCCTGTTTTATTAAATCTCTTAATGGTATTTTACTTTCGTCAGCCATTAAGGATAAATATATATGTATTTAATTTTCTATAATATAAAAAGTTTCGAGGTATCGTCTAAAATTTTATATCGTCATACTCTAGTAAATTTTTTTCAACTTCTTGGAGTCTTTTTTCAAGTTCTTCTAAGTCGGACTCAAGGTCTTTCATAAGTTCACCTTTGTTTGGTAAACTCCATTTTTCAAGTGTTCCGTTTTCGTTCAAAAATTCTGGATCATTTGTGATATGTTCACGAGATTCTACAAGTTTTGTGCGAGTATCAAATAGAAAACTTCTTTCATTCTCAAGCATAGTTTTCTTTTCATATGCTTCATATTTTCCTTCTTTTTTTAACTTTTCTTCATGTTCCGCAACACAATCAAAGCAAATCCCTTTCATTGCAAGCATTCTTTTATCTAAATACTTTGTAGGATCGCAAGTACAAACTTCTTTTGGACAATTGGGTGCTTCTCGTAAAGACTTACGTACTTTATCAAACATTGTTTCGGTTCGAACTTTTGTATTTGCACCAATCTGCTTCCATTCTTTTCCGTCTTTGTCTGTCCAGACTTCCCCAATAGCACGAACTATTTGCTCTTCCAATTCTCCTTCATACCCATGTACTTTTGGTATTTCTTCACCTTTAAATAATTTACGTGATCGTTTAATCACGTGCTTTAAATCTTCTTTATCCATTTTAGCCATAGTTTGTATTATGACACTTTAAATTAGTTTTGTCAAATATTATGACAAACTTTCTAATTTTTTAATACACTCATCCAAAAAAACATTTATCAAAAAATTTTCATATTGCTTTCTATATTTTTTTCGTTGATGGTCCGTTAAATCATATTGCATAAAAAATAGTTTTTCACAACACTCATCTTCGTTTCTAAATCTGTCATGTATTGCTTGTATTATTTTTTTTACAGGTACATGAATTTCGTTGTACCCATACAAGTATATAATAAACAATGATGTGTTTTTTGCTTCTTCGGATATTAAATCTACAAACTCTCTGTCTAAATAATTAATTTTTTGAGGTAATGTAGCACGGTGTGAAGTTCTAAATTTATTTTTAGTTTCATCTATAAACTTTTCAACCTCTTCTACTTTTAAATAAACATTACCATTCAGCTTAATCATATTTTTAAATCCAAAATTTTAGTATTCGGACTATTTGCCAACTCCCTACCTTTTGGGCCTAATGTCATAAGAACAATATTAAGTGTTGGTTTATTGTCACTTAAAATAAATTTAGATACAAAAACTATATCATACCTATATCTTTTATCCCTCAGAATATATTTTTTTTCTGTGTTACCTGTTCGTACTAAATCTTTAATAGATGCAGATATTATTAAATTTTTTCCTCTTGCAAGTGTCGATTTTATTTCATCGTTCCGTATAAACGAAAATCCATCTCGTTTTTTTCGCACAAAAGAATGAAATGTTGAATTGATACTTATATTAAAATCAATACATTTTTTAAAAATCTTATTTATTTCTTCGCATAAATTAATCATATTTGCCTTTTTTAAAATCTCTACGATCATATGCTTTTTTGCTTTGCATGGGACGACTTTTAGGCATGGTTGATTTACGTATTTTTTTATATGCATCGAGTTTTGTAATCAACTTTTTCTTTTTTGCTTCTGTTAATTTTTGTATTTTATGAACAAGCATTTTTATATATTCTTTTTTACTACCACGGCCTTTAAAATAAGAACTTTTGTCACTTAGCATTTTCGCAACATCAAGAATTGCCTTTAAATCTTTTAAATTTTCCTCTTTTTCTTTATCTTCTTTCATATTGTTAGGCCCATCTATTTTTGTAAACTCTACATAAAACAATCCAGTCTTTGAAGATTCAAATGGTTTTCCTCCTACTTTTTTGCAATGTAGTTTTGCGTCATCTCTTGTTTTGAATGCATATGGTTTTAAGTCACCATTTACATATTTAGCAGATACTTCTGGGTACGATCCATTAACACTTAATGTAAGCACACCATGTTTATTTTCCTGATCAACTTCGGTCATTTCACCTTTATCATTACCCTTTGCTCTTACTTTTTTTAATCGTTCAAGTTCTTTTTTCTTTACGACAGGTAAAAGTTTTTTTGCTATACGATTTATAACACCAGGTTTGGTTGCTAACTTTTTATCAATTTTTTCTTTAGCAGTAATTGCAAGTGAACTATAACTTTGACCACCTGTCATTCTTTTTACTAAAATATTTTTTGCTTTTTTTTGTGCAATTGCTTTTAGTTGATCTGTACCTTTTCTTTTTTTCTCTTTGCGCTTTCTAGCACGTTCTCTTTTTTTCTGAGTTCGTTTTGCTCGAATTGCCATTTTCTTCCTAGCTGCCCGAGAAATTTGCTTTTCATTTTGTTGTTCCATATTAGAACCTCATTATACCCATAATTTGATTTATAGGAGCAAATGTTCCGGTTAGTTTATATGTTCCACCTTTATATTGAAATACAACACCTTCTGTTGGTGCGATTGCGTTGCTTCCACCAATAGAATTAAGACGATTGAGATTTTTATTTAACTTCTCCATGTCTTTTTTAAACTTATCAGGTGATTCAACAGAACCAATCTTTTTTGATTCTAATGTTTTAACATGAACATCAAGTGCCTTTGCTATATCATCACTTCCTCCGGCCGCAACGAATCCTTTTACATTCTTTAATACTTCCGCACCCAATTTCAAAAAGATGAATTGAAATGGCCACATATTTTCTTCAAATTGTTTTGTAATATCTTCTTTTTCAAACTTAGTAACCCACGCAAGTAACTTTGGGTGATCAGATAAGTCTTTTTTAATAGTGGTGATTTTGTTAGACTTATCATTATATGCCCAACGACCAATAAGTGCTTCGTATACGTTTGATGGAAATATCTCTTTAGTTTTTGTTTGTTGTTTATTTAATAAATCTCTCCACCAAGAATCATGATACTTCATTACTTTGTCGTTGTCTTTTAATCTAAATTTGTTTTTAAGTTTATCTATTTTAGCAGAATACTTTGCATAAGAATCTCCAAATGTTTTGCTTTTAGGAAGTTCTACCACAATCGGTGCATTTAAAGAATATCGTTTTTGAACATCTGCGTTAATTTGTTTCAACATACCTTTAAGCATTCTTGCAGAATCTTTAAGTTCACTTGTTATATCATTTCCTTCAGAATCTACACTTACTGCTTTTCCTGCGGAATCGTATGCTTGTGTTCCGTGAAATACTAACATATCTACATTTTGAGGAATCACATTTTGTGTTGCTGGTGTCATTACTTCTATATTCATAAAACGTTCACCTTCACGAAATACTTTATTCTTTTGTGCATCGGTAAGACCAGATATAGCAGTTTCCAAATCTTCAACTGCACTTACAAATGCATCACGAATATTATCAGGACGATCAGCAAATATACTTGAAAATTCTTTTACATTAGGTGCGGCTGCTCCTGCGTTTTTTAAATGACCTTGATTTCTTGCAGCCACCAACTGACCATCTTTCCAAGAAAACATTAAATTTTGTCCATCAAGTTTTTCAGTAACTTCTTTTTCAACATTTAATTCACCTGCGAGTGATCTACGAATCATTTCTTTTAAATCACCGAATGTTAACTCACGATCATCAAAAGGATGACTCATATGACCGGCCGCACCTCCCTCTGTAAGCAAGTTTTCATTTATTGACTGACCGTTTACACCTGTTTCTAATTTATTTTCATCTTCGTTATCTTTAACATCTAGTGTATTTCCGTCTACATTTTCGTCTCCTGATTTATCTATTTTTCGTATCGATGATTCAGAGCCTACAAAATCTACTAATTTAAATCCAGTTGTTTCTGCCACATTTTCTATAAAAGATACCCACTGTTGATGTGCCTGTGAAGATTTTTCAGTATCAATTTGGTTTGTAGGAGTTTGTGCATCAGATACTCCAGACGGATAAAAACTAACTGCCGATACGGGACCGGAATAATCTCCGTATTCACGATAATCTGAGTTTCTTCCTTTGTCGTTTTTATCCACCACATAATCAAGTAATTCATAACCAAGTTTTTTTGCTCTTTTAAGAGTATGTGTTTCATACGATTTGTTTGGAAAGAAAGAAGATGGACCGTCATCCACTATCTGCTTACCAAGTGATCCTATTGTACTTAATTCATTTAAAATATTTGGAAATGTTTTAATAAATGGTAGTAATTTTGGATATTCACTTAAAAAGTTTTCAAATAATTCCTCGTTTTCAAACAATGTGCTAAACTTCTTGGTAAGGTATTTAAATATTTTTTCGTCATACCACCCAAATAATTCTTTAAATGCTTGAATTTTTGTCATTTTATCATGCTCAGGACTGCCTAGTAAATCACGGATACGAGTACCACTTACTTCCTTACCCAACACCTTAATACTTACATGAGGAGCAACGATGAAATATCCATGCTCACCGTATGGTTTCAAATCATTCTTATTTTTCTCATACGATTGATAATATGCAGGAGAACCATCTGCTTTAGTTGTTTTTAATCTACCTGCATCTTTTTCTCCGAAAATATAAACGACAGCAGTTGTATTTGGGTCATACTTCTTTAAAATTTCTTCGCATACATATGGATTTTTCACTTTGACTACGTTTTTGACACCATGTTTTGTCCACACCATTTTCTTTTCTTTAAAATTAAGAGGACTTTTTGTGGCATCGGTTTTATTACTTGTAGCAACATATGCTTTATCAAACTTACCATCCAACCATTTGTATGTTTTGTGATGGTGAACACCAGCTGGCTGAAATCTACCAGGATATATACCGATTACTTTGCGTATAGAATCTTCATTTAAAGCGTCACCCACTACATAGTCTGTGAGATTCTTCGTAAGTAACTCTTTTAAATCAACATTCACTTATTTAAAATCTCGGAAAGAATTGTACGAATTTGTTTTCTGATTTTTTGCTCGTATACTCGTTTTTCAACAAATTTTTTGTATTCTACTTTAGACATAGGGGCAATTTCATCTGCCATTTCATCAAATCCTTTTCTTTTTAAGAATGCGATTACTTTATCTTTTGCCTTAAGAATACTTGAATGCATATCTGACATAAAATCAATTGCTTGTTTGTATTCTTTACTTGTTATTTTAATTTCATTCATAGTTTTTTCCTCATACATTGACATATAAAAATCTTCATCTTGTGCAGCTGCTTGAAAATCTCTCCATGCTTGCTCTGCCTCTTTTCCTACCATAATTACCTTTCCCTTTGGATAGTAAAGTATTTCGTCACCTTTTTTAAACTTTACACCACCCTTACGCAATCTGCGCTGGACTGGTAATCTTTGCTCGCCAGAAACTCCATCGTATTTTGATTTCATCCAAAAAGGATCATCTTTGTATTTTTTGTATTCTTTTATACTCATAATTAGTCCTCAAAGTATTCAATAATTTTTCCAGTTTTAATGTGTTGTTTACAGGCCTTCTTTTTATCACGATGCATATGGGGTGCTTTGTCTAAATATTCTTGTGTACAATGAAATATATACCCATCTACAATAGGTCCTTCATCAGTTTCTCCCTCACTAAAAATTCCAATAAACTTGAAATCATCTTTTTCAGTTTTTAAAAGTTTCATTGCGAGTTTTTTTGCCCAATTCTCGTTTCCATGTTTTGATGATGAAAAACTAAAACGAGCATGATTAGGAGCCATCTCAAGTCTCCACAACTCTCCTAGTTTTTCCTCGTTTATCAAATCATCTATAATACAATTAAAGTCCATTATTTTTACTCTTTAAAGTCTAAATTTCTAATATGATGAAAGTATTTATTAAGTTGATTTTTAGATAACTCAAGACTATCAACTATACGAGAAAGTACTGCTAAATTTCTTTGTTCATTTAAATCAAACTTTTTAATCACATGAATTGAACGACTTAAATGTCTTTCCAAGTCCATTGGTAAAACAACATCTTGCATTGTATCAATAGTATACTCTTCGTTTACACGACTTCTTTTGTCACCACTCTTGCTCATTTTATCATGTGCCATCATGATTTTAATCCATTTCTTTCCAATTGGATTTCTAATTGGTTTTGAAATAAATTTTGCTACCTCTTTCATAAGTCGTGGAACTAAATCTAATCTACCTGGTTTTGTTTTACTACGAGTATCTTCTGAATTATCTACTATAACAAAATTTGCTTTGAATAAACCTTGAAACTTACCAATATTTTTTTGAACATCTGTCCAAATATCTTTTACTATTTTTCTTGGAAGTTTTCTCTTACGCATTGCGTTTCTTTGTTGTGCCACATCTAATGTTGTATTTACAAACACCATATAGCAATCGTATCCAAGTTTTTCAAGTTCTTGTTTTTGCTTTGATATTTTGCTATAATTATCACCTGTTCCGTCAACTATTACACCCAAACGGCCGTCTTTGAATAATTCAAATTGTTTAAGCATTATTTTCTTTGCACGTGAACGAACACTATTTGGATCATCACTTGTTACTTTAGCAAATGTTTCGTCATCCATTTTAGATAGATTCAGATCATATCCTGCTTTTTTAAGTAATATCTCAAATGCAGGATCACTATTTACAATCTTTAATCCACTTGGAGATAAATTGGCTGCGTCAGGTGGAAAATTAAATAATGTATCAACAGTAGCAGATTTACCTGATCCAGGACCTCCTGCTAGAAATACTGCTTTTAAAATACCAGGATCATATACACCCTCTACAAGTGTAAAGTATCCTTTACGCAACCCTGCTTTAATCAGGGTTTCTTGGACTTTTTGATTTTCTTCGGATTTTTCCATAAATACAATTCAGGTACATAATAAATATATATCTAAATATGTTTTATGCTCCGTATTTTATCTTACTAAATGAACCTTCTTTTTGAATTTCTACAATTTCATCCACCATATCTCGCATAACATCCAAATGACTAATGACCACGATGAACTCAAACTGACCTTTTAGATAAGTAAATAGATTAAATACACTGCTAATATTGTCTCCGTCTAATGTACCCCAACCTTCGTCAATAACAAGGAAATTAGAACGAGGAAGACTGCTTACATTGATAAGTGCTACACGCATAGCAATACTGCTTATGAATCGTTCCATACCACTACACATCTCTAAAGGCCAATGACGGTCTTCGTAGGTTATCTTTGAGTAAATGTGTTTTCCATCCATTTCAAGATTCATACCGAAATCAACAATTTGAGAAAGAATATTATTAACTTCACTTTCAATACTTGGAATTGTTTTAGAAATTAACTCGTATGAAATACCATCTCGTTTTACCGCATCAAGATACAATTCGTACCCTCTCTTTTTTCTTTCATAACTTTTTGCTTCTTCTATTGATGCAAGAATATCTTCGTGTTCCTTTTCAGCAATTTTTACCTCACCAAAAAGAGTTTGAAGTTTTTCATTTTCTTCATTCGCTATATTGTTTACGGACAATAACTTGCTTTGAAGATCATCTACCTCTAGTTGTAGTTTTTTATTAAATTCAATTATGTCCTTGCACTCATGATACGAATCGATATTTTTGTTATTAATTATAATATCTTTTTCAAGTGACTCTATCATACTAGATAAAGCAAGAACTTTTGAATCGGCTTCGTTGATTTCAAATGAAGTTTGTGTCAAAGTATTATTTAAATCTTTCAATTCCTCATATTCATTTTCTACATTTTCAAATTCACTTAATTGCTCTGTGTATACTGCCTTTTGCTTTACAAGTTCGTCTGCGGCTGCTTTGTCTTTGTCAAGTTCTTGTTTAGTTTGTTCTGCACTTTCAATTAAGTTTTTAGAATTGTTTACACAATACGAACAATTCGGATCATATTCGTGGTCATCATAATGTTTTAATTTATCAAGTTTAGCATTAACTGAAGTTCTCAGAACTGCTAAGTCTTTATCGACAATCACTACATCTTCTCTTATTTTAAGAACCTTTACATAATTTTCTTCTACACCATATAACTCGGAAATTCTTTTTGACAAATCTCCTCGTTTATTTACAAGTTCTTTTTTACGTGCAGATTCTTCACCTCTTTGTTTTTCTGCTTCTAAAAGCCTATCTTCCAAATTCTTTTTATTAAACTCCAAATTATCTATATCTGAACTATCGTTATCAAACGAACAATTTTTAAAATTTGAACTTTTATCAGAAAGAATTTTATTTACTCTTTTTTGTTCAAGTAAAGCAATATTAGTTTTGCTCTCTTGTTCAGAATATTGTTCAGATATATTATCAAGTTTTTCTTTAATTTCTGCCAATGTTTCATCAAAATTTTCACGATTAAATCTTTTTAATAAAGCATTTATTTCTTTTATATCCTCAGATGCAGTAGAGTGTAATTGATCAAATATATCAATTCCCATAAATTGAGCAAGCAGGTCTTTTCTTTCACTTTGACTTTTATCTATAAAAATTGCATTGTTGTTTTGTAAACTAAGAGTAGTTAAAACAAAATCTTCATAAGAACCCACATGATCACGGATAATGGCATTTGTTCCTGATCGTTGCTCTCCATTCAGTGAAATAGTTTGACCTTCTTCATCTAGTTTCCAAAAGTCCACAACAACAGTAACATCTCCATTCTTTTTTGTGGATGCAGTTCTCTCAATATAATAATTTACTCCACCTATTTCAAAATTAAGTTTACAATAAAAAGAATCTGTTTGTGTATTTAGTACGTGTGAAGCCTTGAATGCACGATCACATTTATCAAATAAGCAAAAACTTAATGCACTCATCACACTGCTTTTTCCACTTGCATTAGAAGCAAACAATCCCATAACACTTTTCATATTAGAAAAGTCAATAACATTCCCGTCTCCGTAACTAAACATATTTCCAAATTCAAACTTCTTTGGTTTCCAAATACAATTTTTGAGTATTTCTTTTATTATCAGTTTTTCATTTACTTCTTTGTTTATATCAAGAGCAGTTTTTATTTGTTCTTCATCAACTACAAAATTACGAGTTAGATAATCTTCAATAAGATCGTTTTGAATTTGGACAAGTGATATGTCTCCAAAATCAAATTTATTATCACGATCAAACTTTTTTGCTTCAGAAATCGCATCACATCGTGTAACATTTAAATCAGTTATACTCGTTTGCTTCCGTATTTCTGCAATAATCTCTTTTGTCTCGGTTGCGGTTGTATTATACACCTTGACACGCAATCTTGCTTTATTTGGTAGTTTAGATAAATCACTAACACACTTTCCATCACGAACCGTAACAGTATAATAACCATATTCATTATGTACATCATAATGTTGATGTGTTCTATTTTCCAAATCCCATAAAACATATCCATGTCCAGACGGAAGTTCTCCGTGGTTTTGTTGTATCATACTACCAGAATAAACAACAACTGGTTTATCAGGATTGTGTCTGATTACCTTTATATATTTTTCTTTATCTTCCATTCGTTACAATTTCTAAAATATGTTGTCCAACCTCATAATCATTTAAATATGGACTAAGATGAACATGACCTTGCTTTGGAAAATACATATTAGGTCCTAAAAAGGGTGTTCTTTTTTCCAAGTTCTTTAAGTCACCTCCTTGTTGTTGCCATAAAATTCCTTTAGGACCAAACATTTGGTGAATATAGTCTGTTGTAATAATTGTCTTCGTTCCAATTGCAGATGAAATGTTTGTAATACAACCCTCCGACCCAATTACATAATCACAATTTTTAATTAAACTTGCAGTAAACGAGAATTTACTTGTGGAGTTAATTTCAGGAAAATTCTTAGAAATTTTTTCGTCTAACCCCAACGCAAATAAAAGAATATCAGAAGATAATTCTAAGCAATTTATAATATCAAAAATATTTCTAGAACCCGACCCATATCCATTGCCAGTTTTGCCACCGTCTGCTCTTTGATACTCCTCTTCTGTAAATAGGAAACTTTTTCGTGACCAGTCTACTTGATATCCGACTAGTTTTACATCTTCTTCAAGTTCACCTATATTTTTTAATTCATTTATACTTTTTCTAATAGAATAGTCGAGTGTTGGGTTTGTAAAAATTTCAAAGGAATCATCATAGTTTTTGATATTGCACATTTTTTGAAATTGAGATACTGCCGATTCGTATGGGTCTAATACTGACACATCTTCATCCATTATAGTATGTACGATATCGTAATCTATATTTGCACTCTCTTTATAGAAAACTCCATCTATATATGGATTATTTAAAAGTAATTCAATTGGTTGTAAAAAAGAAATATCAAAATGCACTAAGCTGTTAGGATTCATTTCTTTAATTTTCTTGGCAACACTACTTGCGAAAAGTGTATCACCTATGTGTATATTTCTACACCTAACAAGTATCTTAGTCATCACTAACACACCACCCTTCTAGTTTATATTCGTCTAGTTTACTATCAGGAATAAATCTATGCTCAGTTTGATACTCTTGTAAAACTTGATACTTGTGTATATCCCCAAGCATAACAATATCATATCCGTTAAACATAGGTAAGTTAATATCCCCACCCATAACTACATATCCTATATCAGTTCTACTTCTTTTTACCGCACCATGATATACTGCTATCTTGGTTTTAATAGAATCATCTTTTATGTCAGACCCTTTGATATATTTTACCGGATCTTCAAATATTCCAAAGACACCGATGGCAACATCACCTAATTTATATACACCCGTATCTTTTAGATAAAACAAATTGTCGTCGTCCATCATATCAAGTATAGGTGATAATACATCAAGACGATCAGGGTTATTTAAATTACAGTCGTGATTACCTGCAATTACAATTGTAGGATGAAGTTTGGAACACTCTCTTAAAAACGAAGATATTTGATGAATCAACTCAGGACTCATCTCTGTCTTAGCATGAGCAATGTCCCCACCGATAAAAATGATTGCATTATCAAGATTATCATCTTTAACTTGTTTGTAAAAATTTTCAAATACAAGTGAATATTCATTGTGCCTTTTTACATTTCTAATATGAATGTCTGCAAGATGATATACTTTTTCAACATTATTTAAATTTGTTTTTAGTTCATGCATAGTTTTTGTTTCATCAATTCACTAAAATCAAGAAATTCTGCGTTTCTAATTTTGTGAATTATTTTGTTAAACCCAATGTCCGCTGCATCTTCGTTTCCCATTTTGACGAGTCTAACTTTTATGCTTTCACTCATCAATGTTTCGGAAATTTGTAATGCGTTTTTAAATGCATCGTTATCAAGAACGATACATACCTCAGAAACTCCGTGCTCAACTAATTTTGTTTTTAGTTTACTTGGAATATTCTTCCCCAATAATGGAATTGCGTTTCTACGAATTGCCATAGCATCAAATACACCTTCGCAAAAAATAAGTGGTTCGGAGAAATCAATTTGATTTTCAAACACCACTACATCTTTACTAACCGGTGGATTTTTGTATCGTAAATACGCAGTTCCTGTAAAATCTCTTGCTATAAAATAATTTAAATTATTATCACAATCATATGATGGTATTATAATTCTATTTGCATAATCACCACTTTCACAATATCCAATATTATATCTTTCTATATCATATGAAAATATATTTCGTTGTCTTAGGTAATTAAACGCAGACTTTGATGCTCTTGTTTTTTCATTATCATACTGCAATGATGTAAATTCATATGGAAGGTGAATTTTAACTTGTTCTTCCTCGGTCTGTTGCGTACTTTTTGGTATCTTTACAATTCTTGATAATTCTGTAAGATATTGAGGAGCAACATTCATCTTCTTAAATAAACCATAAATTGATCTACCTTTTGAATTTGTATCAATCCAACTCTGCCATCTCTGCGTAGATAGATTAATAGCAAGTTTCGGTTTTCTATGGTGCGAAAATGGACACATAAACATAGCCTCGTCTTTAGAGACGATTTTTCCATTTCCTAATACTTTTTGTAAAAGATTAAGAAGTTTTTGTTCGGAAATACCCACTATTTTAAAGAATACCAGTGATACAACGATGCGACCACCGCATCAAGCATATCGTAGTTTTTTTTATCATAATTATTCTTAGAATTATAGTGAATAAATTCGGATAAATCAAGCATATTATCAATATTGCACTTTACAAATGTTTTACTATCTAATCCTTTTTCTCTACTTTTTCCGAATACCACTTTACGTAAAGTTGATACATTTACATGATCAACCTGAACTTTGAATAGTTCTTCAATTACATAACTTACAATAGCATTACACTTTGCCAGTTTAACAATAGTTTGTTGACTTGTTCGGCCACCACCGAACCCACTTAAAGTGTCTTCCACTATTATTGTTGATACATTGTTTATTTCAATAGAAGATAATGTATCCGAAACATAATGTGCTTTTTCACGAAAGTTTGTAAGTTTTTTTACATCAACAAAACCTGCATAATCTATATTTGATTTAGAAGATGAGTAGCAGTATCCAACTACACTTGTACTTATATCCAATCCTAAACAATATTTTGACATACATTATTGTATATCAAATATAAAACTTTATCAATATTTTTATGAATATGATGCCGAATCTCTAAGTCCTTGGGTAAGTCCATTTATAGCAGATGAATCACCATATTTAGATGCCTTCATATAATTTCTATAAATACTTTTATCAGCAGCTGTTGACTTACCATTTGCAGTCCCTTCATAGTCAGATTCACCCATTGATTGCTTTCCACAAACAAATCCACGATTGTTTATAAGCATTGATGCAGAAGCATTGAATTGTCTAACAGATGATCCATAACCAAAATAGTCACCAGCAACACGGTCACTTTTTAAACCAGAGTTAGGAATTCCAGGTGCACCTTTACCTGTTGGTGATGGTGCTGATTCTCTGAATACAGAATTAAATTTTTCAAGTCTGTCCAAGAGATTTAAATTCAAAGACTCTCTACTGTTTTCATTTTCAAATTGTTTTTTAGGTTGTGGTTTTGCCATATTATATTTCTCCTTGAAATCTTTCGTTTTCTATAAATATTAGATAAAAATTATTAAGTGTCATATTTTACTAAAAAATTTATAGGATAGTTTGGTACAATTTTGACGGGTCTACTTAACTTAGCTGTCATTACAAGTTCCAATCCACTATAAAGACCTATTGTGGTTACATATGGTGCTAAATAACTACCAGTTTGATCTTTTGCGTCATTCTCCTTATAATTCACAAATTCATCTAAAATTTTAACCCCACGATTTTTACCTGTTCGTGTATCTAAGAAATTGATTATATCAAAAGGTTTTGTTCTTGTTGCGTTGACCGTAAACCCATCAACCAATCCTTTTGTAAGATTTATACCAGTTCTTCCTATAAAATAACGAACAAGTAACATTGCATCTCGCATTGTAACTTCTCCGTCACCATCTATATCTAGTAAACCATTATCATGTAAAGTTTTTATTTTTTCCTTGATTTCAATCATATCAGTTGTAGTCACTCGGTCATCCAGTACAGACTTTACTAAATCAACAATCAAAGCATCTTCCGACTCTGTTAACAATATATCGTCGTTAGGCCAATTTGTGTTTTGCTCTTCTTGTAGTTTTAAAGTATTCTTGACTTCACCTCCGTTTGGTATTTTTAAAACTTGTCCAACATACAAAACCGAGTTATCTTTTATGTTATTTTTACTAAGTATGCTATCAACAGAAGCACCTGTCATTTTAGATATTGATTCTAATGTTTGAACACTATTAACTTCGTATATAATTTTATTTGGTAAAAAAACTGAGTCTCCTGCTGTTATCTGATCATTGTATCGCATTTTATTTCCGATTGTACCCGAATTATATTTTCTAATTTCCAAAAAACCAAATGACTTTTCAACAGGCACTATATCTTTGTAACTTCCTACATTTTCAGTCTTTGAGTCAAAAATATCAATTTCCGATGGATATGGAATGTCATATTGTTTACATATTGTCTCAAGACTTTCTTTTCTAACAGTATATTCATCATAATCAAGTTGTAGGTTTTCATCCCTAAACGTTCCCTCTATGTATCTGTATATATATGCTAGATCAGTAATGTCAAATTTTAAGTCAGAATTTACATCGTAATCAATTTCTCCATAAACCACAGATGTTGGATTTGTACTAACATTGAATTCGTTAGGTTTTACTGTACACAAAATTTCGTTCTCGTAAATTGTATGAGTTCCTTTAAAGTTAAAAGAATATCCTGAGTTGCTTGAACCGGTGAACATTTTTTTAAAGTATTCTGATTCGTTTGTAATAACTGCAACTCCGTTTTTGTAAAAAATATTACCAACGTAAATATATTTTCCCTCGGTATATGTAGAGACGTCATATGTTATCACTTTGCCAAATATATTTCTATTTTGATATCTACTTTGACGTCCCCAAATTATATTACCATAATTTTCATAAATGTGAGAACATTGGCCAAATAGACCGAACTCAACTCCTTCAAATGATTCAATTTCATTTAAATTAAAATCTCCTGTAACAGGACTTCCCACATAAAGATTGCTTGCACTCAAGGAAACTGACCTGCCGAACTGATGTCGGATGTTATTTTTTTGTTTATTTACCTTAATTTCTTTTAGTTTTTTTATATCATCTTCTTCTATATTGTAATAATGTACTTTTCCTTCATGTGCATCTCTTAATTCGTAATACACCAAACCGATATTATCAATATAATTTTCTTTTTGACTAAAAATGCTGTTTGGCAAAAGATCTACATAAAAAATAATTTCGTCATCTGTTATTATCGTCTTGTCTCTATAAATCCCACGAGTTACATCACCCATAGAAATAACTTCATCCTGCATGAAACAAATTTCATTTTGTACTTCACCTTTATATATTTTATTATTTTCTACTTTCTTAAAATAAACTACATCATCAGTTGGTGTTCCGGTGTAAGTAATATGGCATATAAAATTTCTATCATTATCAAAAACATCAAATGAAAAAGGTACAGATGTATTTGATGTGGAACTTGGGGGCAAGTAAATTTCAAAATCCTTACTAAATGTTGATGACATAATTCCACTTTCGTGGTCGTCTATTCGTGTCTCGGATTTTATACTATAATGTAAATAATACAAAGGAATTTTTGTGTAATCTATTTTAATTTTAGTCTCATCAATATAAGGATGACTTATTGTAAACTCACCTTTTAAATTTTCATTAACATCTATATTTTTTCTAGACACTTTAAAAATAGCATCGGCATTGTTACCACCCAACAAGTCAAACGAACCATCGGTAATTATATATTTCAGTTGACTATAATAATCATCACTTTGTGAATTTGCACCATATCTATAATTTTCAGATGCAAATGTCTCACCATCATCAAGCACATATATTTCACTTTGCTCTAGTAAAGGTTCACCAACTGCAAAATTATTATCTTTAAGAGAAACCGAAATTCCATATTCACTTGAATATTTATTTTCGGTCAACTCATCTGTATATGTTTTTTTAAAAAATAGAAAGTCATCGTCTTTTTGCTTAAATACATAAACACTACCATTACTATAAATTTTTTGTGAATTATATTCGTCAAAATATTCTCTATCAATTGAATCACCTATTACTAAGTAATTTTCGTTTGCATCAAATGATATTCCAAAATTATTGCTAGTTTTATTGTATTTAAATTTATATTTTGAATTTGCATCTCTAACTACTTCATTATGTAAAATTGGGTTTTGTACAATTGATAATCTACTTTGCACTCCTACCAGTTGATCATCGTTTGTTGTTCTACCTATATAAATTTCAAATTCTCCATTCTTTAATTCTATAAACACCTCGTCCGAATCTACATAAACTCCACCACTGATTACATATTCATCCTCTTCTATTTTTTCATTAAGTGGTTTGTCAATTCTATAAGAAAATCCATACCTAGAATTTGAGAAATTATCATCAATTTTTACTTTAATAAAAACTCCAGTTTGCTCCTGTATAAAATCTATTGAATTGATACCACCTCCGATTGCAAGTTCTTCACTTTTATATTTAAATATACCCTCTGTATTTATGTCATGTGTATGCTGAAAATAACTTAAACAATCATTTTTCTCATTAAGTCTTTTAAATATACTTACAATTTGCAGTTGTGACGATGGACTTGATGTGTATAAAAAAGAACTTTTTAGTTTTACATTTTCACCAAGTCTGTCTGAGTTTGGTATTTTAATAATCTCTTGTAATTCCCAGGTGTCATCTCCAACTGAGTAAGTTGGTGAATAATTTCCATCTTCATCTTCGTCGTATCTGTGGAGTGGATATCCCTCAATATTATCCTCCATAGCAACAACATCTCCATCAAATGTATTAATTTCATGTGCGTCTTCTGCACACCAGTCTGTATCTTTTTGAGGTCTTTCTTTTTCAACCGAGGATAACTGACAAACATTGTCTGTAATATATCCAGAATAACAAATGTCGTGACGATCTTTAAAAAATATTTTATCGGAAGTCGGTTTGCCTAAAAATAATACATGACCTACCAAGATTTTTTGTTCATCGTAAATGTCAACGACCTTGGCTCCGTCACCATATGAAGTATCAACCATAGGAAGTGATATATAACCCTCGTATGACCAAGATGATACGATTATTCCAGACTCTTGATCATTTACCAAGTTCCACGCAGATATGTAAAAAGTATTTGGATTTTCGTCACTACAACTATCGGTTGGTACTTTATATTCAATTTTATTTTTTATGTTAATAATTTGCAGTTCACACATATTATTTACAATAGTTCCAACATATCGTTCACCGTACTTATTAGTAAAATATATTGAATTAGACATTGGCAATCCAGTAAATGTAATATGCCCAAGTAATTTACTATCTAAGATAATATCAACAGAGTGTGGTGTACTTGTAATTTTTTTATTTACATAAGGTAAAGACAATATACCATCTACACCCCAAACTGAAGAAGTGATGCCAACCTCGGTGTCAATTATTGATATTTCATTTGATATTTGATAATCATTAAATTTATCGGAAATTAGTTTTCCCTCAAGTTTTATTTGTTTGTATAAATGACACTCGTTGTCATCAATAATACCTTCATAGCAAATTCCGTCTAAGGCCTTGAAGTATATTTTTTCATCATAGAATACTCCCGATATTGTAATATGTCCTATTATTTGTTCGTTAATGTATACATCAATTGAATATGGAGTTTTTGATCCATTTAAATTTACAGATGGTATCGATAATATGCCTTCGTATTTCCAATATGACGAAACCACACCTTCATCCGAGTCTTTTATTTTATTCTTATTCCCAATTTTATACCTTTTATATGAAAATGAATCTACGCAATCTTCTTCCTCATATCCAGAAAGAACTATTTCTGACTTAAATCTACACACATTATTTTCAATTTCCCCTACATAACAAGAATAGTATGATCCAGATGGTTTGTAATATATTCTATTAATTTTAGGTTTTCCATTAAATGTCAAATGACCTAAGTGTGTATCAGACGCATCATAAACATCAATAGGGTATGGTAATGATGATTCGTTTGTGTCAGAAGGTGGAACTGAGATAACTCCACTTTGAATCCAATATGAGGAATAAATTCCTCTGTGTTGGTCTTGCACCGAGACAGTTCTGCTCACAATATAACTTGTAAAACCAGGTTCGGTACATGACCAATTCTCAGATGACTCACTTTTAAAGAAAAAATTTAAAGAGTCTTCTTCGGGAATCATACTAGAAATCTTATATCTCGAACTCCATCTATTGTTTTTCTTTAATTTGTCTCCCTTGGGAAGTCCAGTAAATCTTTTTGTTTTTTCGTCATATTCGTAGTGGTCATACACATCCGATGCTCTTTTGTAGAAGTGAGATGTAGTCCTTTTTTCTTTTTTAAAAATGTAGATAGCACCCTCACCCTTATTATGTCCAGGTGCACCTACTGCCAAATAATCTCCATGTAGTGAAACTGATGTACCAAATTCAGTTTGTGGTTCACCTTCAATTATATTTAAAAGACCCCAGTTTTCATTTCCTCCTTTATTTTTTCCATATACGAATATATGGCCAGTAGTACCCGTTTCACTACAAACTCCCCTTATGTGTGATCGTGATGACCCAACAACGCAAAAGTCATTATTTAAGTCAATGGCATCACCGAAATTGTCATTAATAGAGTAATCTCCACTAACTAACAAGCCACCGAGTTCATTTTTAATAAATCCAGTATTATCTAAATGTACTTCAGATGAAAATCCATTTTGCGTAAATGGGTTAAAAAATTCTCTTATCAGATCATAGGAATCGTTGTCTTTATTAAGTTTAAATAAAGAAGCTTTACCTGTATTTATTTCAGTAGGAGCATCATGATCTACAGGTTGACCTGTTAAGAAGTAATCATTATTTGAAACAATGTGCTCTCCAAATGTTAAATTATTAAAATCAAAAACATTATTTGACTTAGATACATCTATCATGGACGGGTTACTAGTTTCTTTTATATCATTAAAAGAAACCGAATCAATCATTAGGTTTGTGGCACCGTCGTCTATTATTTCTATTGCACCATAAGGTGAACTATAATCAGATATTTTGAAATTATTTGGTTTAATTTTTTCACCAAATTGCCTAGAATCAAATTGAACAACAATTACACTATCACCGATGATTCTTCTTTCAAATTTTACAGAATCATCGGTTGATAAAAAGTTTAAAGAATTATTGTTATCGTCCTCTAAAAAGTTTCCTGTTTCAGTACCAAAAACCATCATTGGATTTTTTGTGACTGAATTTTTTAATACAGACATTCCATAGTCGTTGTAAAATAAATGTTTTACAGAATTAAATACAATTCGCTGATAAGTTCCATCTGTATTTATTAATTCAGTAGTTGAGTCATGCATTCGGTGATTGGTTGGATAAAAAGTTTCATTTTCTTTATATTTCTTACCCTTACTTATTTTTACTAAATTACTTTGATCGTATTGCTCGGTTGATAATTTTACTGATTCATCTACAAATAAATCTATATTTTTTCCACCTGAAGTTTGTTCTAGTAAAATATTACTTAGATTAGTAATATTATTATAGTTCCAATTTTTATGCGTAACGAATCGTCTGACTGACTTATCAGATACTTTCAAAGGTTTTATCATGTATATAAATATATTTTCTAAAAATATTTATTAAAAATCTAACTTAACCTTTATAAGAGTTTCTGTATCAAATGTTTTTAGTATTGGGACACTTAGCTTTGCAACAGCAACAAGTTCATTATTTTCATTATATAAGCCTACAGTCGTAATGTATGTTCTTGGATCATTTACAAAATCATTAAATCTAACTCTACCCAACCAATAATTTTTATCAGAATTTGTTTCAATTGATTTTCGTGTTGCTTCCTGATTTTGGTAAACAAATGTAGGATTATTGCTATAATTAAAATCAGTATTTCTAACTCTTATAAAATAATGCTTAGATGGAATAAACTCACTGCTTCTTGATTTAAAATTTGCACCGAGTTGTAAAGCCGTAAACAATTTTAAAAAGTTTTGATGATTTTTCTCAATACCATTTACTAAATCTGCACTTTGATTACTAAGTGGATCAACTACACCACACCATGATAACATCATGCCTACATTGTTTACTGCTCTTTCATACTTATCGTCTTCGAGACTATCAATCTGATCTTGTATGTTTCCACCAATTTCATTTGCAATTGCATCTGGATTGATCACCACAATACCCAAATCAGGATAAAATAAACCAAATCCTTCTCCAAGTCCCACATTATTTGCATTTTGACTTATTGCGTATTTTTGATTATCGGTTAGTTCGGTGTCAGATATACTTCCTTTTACTAAATTAAAAACTCTACCTATTTTAGTCACACCTGTTTGCATTTGTGTTTGGGATTGGAATCTGCTATCATCTCTAAGTGTTAGTGACCATTCAACCGTTTCATCATTAGTTAAAGGAGTACCATCTACAACTTTTGATTTAATTGTCTGTGATAGTTTTAATGTAAACTCAAGATTTCCTTCATCAATTCTTTCTTTCAAAGCATTTGATGAAAAGTTTATAATATACACATGATCTTTGTCAACTCCTGATAGATTTCCACTTTTTGGAAATGTAAATTTTTCGTCTCCGGGTCCTAATAAAATGTTTTTGTATTGATTATACACGGCCTTAGTGACATCAACCGACCTAACCCCCCCTCCTGATATTCTTGATCCAAAACCAAGACGATGACCATATGTAATAGACATCTCAGGTCGGGCATTTTCATTTAATACACCCCCAACATATACTGGATTATTATAGATATTTGCATAATAATCTCCGTAAGATACACTTGTCCACAATTCTTCATGGTAATTATTTGTTGCAGTCAAGTTTAGTGTACCCTCACTCTGAGATTCGTTCCAGTAGTCTTCGTAACTAGAAAGATCAGAATTTCTTGATACTACCAAACCTCTTTGTTCAAGTTCTGATGTAGATAATTCGGTTATATCCTGTGATGATGATGAGGCATCCTCTACATTTACGATGTGCTTAGATAAAGGTGTATCAAGTTCTCCACCAACTGAGTCATCTATGTACATTACATCTAAATAGAACCCATCAGAAAAACTTCCACTTGACAATCTTTGCGTTCTTCCAAATACTTTATCGGTATCTTCTATTTCTCTATAAATCATAAATACTATCCGTTGTTAATAAGAGATGTCACATTAGATTCAGGTTCTTCTCCTAAATAAACTCTAACAGGAATTGTTCTTGACCCACCACTTTCATTTCCAATAACTGTTAATTGTGCGACTTCATCTTTTGTAATCGATGGATTCGGACGAAAGGTGAATGTCAAACCAACTGCGGTTATTGCTCTTTCACTTGAGGTATCACCTAAAAATAATGATGCAGAAGAAGCTGCACTTGCTGATACACCTTCACCCTCAAGTGTTCCAACTGAATTATTTGATAGTACCGCAGTATAACCTAATGTGGTATTATACACTGGTTCTGTTTTTGGTGATATTGTTACAATTCCTTGGTAATTTTTACTTAAAACTATATCTTGTTGCCCCAACTCAATTGTTGGTATTTTTTGCGTACCGGTTGGTAAAGTAACTAATTTATATTTTAAAGACTGAGTTTCGTCAGTCAGTGGTTCAAATACCGGCATACTTCGTAGAGCCGCATCATAGTATTGGGACCCATCTGGATGATTTGGATCATACAAAGTATAATCTATTTCGTCATCAGCAAGTGCAAAACTTGTAATATTTAATCCGTTTTCAGAAGCAAGTAATTCTCTACCTCTTCTTGTTAAAACCGCATGAACTGTAATTGTTTCGTTGTTTAAGTATCCCATAACATTTTATATATATATTAAATAAAGTAGATTTACTATGAATAAATATTTATATATTTTATTTTTTGTATTACTATTCGTAATCATTCCGAAGTTATTTCACCAGGTAATGTTCTAAAATTTCCAGTTGCGAGTTTTTTCATGCCATCGTTTGGACCACCAATTATTGAATATTTTTGTGAATCTTGTATTTCTGTATCCTGTTCACTTATAATTTTATTTATATGCTCACCTTCTTCCATTGCAACTCTAATTGTGTTATTAACATAAGATGTATGTGCTTTAACAAAATCATCACTCTGTTTATATTTTACTTTAAGTCCATCGTTTGAAATAATATAATTCTTATTTAATCTTTTTATATATTCTGAATCTTCGGCTACTTTTATTTCAAATTCTGATTGAGATTCTTTGTATAGAAACAAGACATCATCGTGTGCATTCTCTTTTAACTTTACATTACCAAAGTCTAGTGTATCCGAAAAGCATTTAACATTATCTATTAACCCACAAAACCTTCCTATTTCTATATTACTAAAAGATTCTTTTTTGCGGATAAATCCTGTGTCATGTGTTGCCTCGTATGTTCCATTAACGAACAACCTAGATATTCCTGACCTATAAATAACTAAAACAATATGTGTCCACTTTTCCTTCTCAAGTGTAATACCAAAATCATAATCAGTTTCTTCTGTTGCCATTCCCCATACATAACCAACACCATTTTCATTTCCGTTTGGATTAACAATAAGTCCAAATTTTTGATCAGACTCATTTGTGTGTGTTACAATATCAGCCGAAGGCAAAGAAGTACCGAGCAATTTTATCCAACATGATATAGTCAAAGAATTTGTTTCAAAATCATTACCCTCTACTTTTATATAATTATTATTATTATTTTCATTTTCAACTACATCGTTTGGCAGTCTTACAATGTTCTTATAGTTTCTTTCCTGACCACCCGATTCAATTGTTCCGTTGTACAATATTGCATCTCTTTTATTTTGAGATTCATCTTTAATTTTGTATTTGTTATCCATTGTATAAATATTTAAGAAGGAGACGGACTTGGAGTATTAAGATCATCGTTGTGGTGAGAAGTTGGTGTTGGTGTTGAATTATCACCTAATGTAGATGTAGGTGTTGGGTTTATCTCTAGTGAAGGTGTCGGAGTTGTGTTACCAGTTGATGAAGGTGTTGTGGTTGGTGTTGGGGAGGGTGTTGGTGTTGGGGTAATTGTTTCAAACGATTCAAATGTATATGAGAATTCTAGTGTTTTTAATTTATCAGCTGATATAGGTATTACTTTTGCGTCTTCGGCCTTATTATTATCCGAGAAAATAATTGCAGGTACATCTTCAATTGACCAAAAACTATCGTAAGAATCACTTTGACCCCGTGTAGTGTGAGTTCTTATTATCGGCGAGGTATAGTTTACATATCCACTGTTATCAATTGTAGTAAACATTGTATTTTTTCCAGTACCCTTTATATTTCTTCTAAATCTACTTTTATTGTAGTAATTTACTCCGTTTTCTATAATATTATTATGTTTTCCAATTTTTATTAAATCACATATTGAATAAGGTCGTAAAGTTTCATATGTAAATGTACTTGGTGTATTATATTCAATTTCTAAATGATCAAGTGTAATATCCTTTGCACTATCGTAAAAGTCTATGAAATTGTAATTAAAGTATTTTGAAAATCTTTTTTTATGAACGTTTACAAACTCAACAACATTCTTTTGTTTTGCACTTACTTCCAACCTAAGTGTATAATTTATACTATCAATTCCTATATCGTTTTCAAAGTCATCAATTAAATAGGTAAATCTTGTATTTGTTTTTTGCTCACTATTTATGGGAATTCTGATATCTTCGTTTGTAAGTTTACACTCTTCGTTACAATCTGGAAAATGTAAAGGTTCTAATTTTAGATTATCGTCACCCAATCCAGGAGCACTAAGTTGAATTTTTACTCCTGCTACTTCAACACCGTCTTCATAACAAGATTTTCCATTGTATGTTAAATTTATTCTTCCGTGTATATGTTCATTAAATGCTTTATATAAATTTACATCGTGGGTAATGGATAATGGTAAATATGAATAATAGTTATTTGTCTGTTCAGACGAAATCGGAGTTATATTAAATTCATAAGAATTATTAATTGTCGATTTAATTATATCCTGTTCTACACCAGTAATTTTAGAAACATTAGGAACGAAATTAATATTTTGTGTTGAGGAATTACTTAATTCGTAATTACACTCAATTTCATCATAATCAATATTTTCTGTTTTTAGATCATTTAGTTCAAAAATTTCGTTTTCAATCTCAGATTTAGTTCCTATATTATTAAACTCACCTAGTCTTAGTTTATAATTAATCGTTAGATAGTCGGAATTATCTAAATTTACATAGTTTGTTAAAGCATCAACTGCCCTAGAACTAGAACTTAGTAACTGACTCTCATTCGCACCGGAAAATTCTTCATTTTCTGCTAAATTGTTTTTAAATCTGTAAAAAATTCCTAGAAATGAATCATAACTTGTAAGTTCATTGTTTCTATATCTTCTAATATTTTCAAATGTGTAATCCGACATTGTATCATGCTTGTCAGATAATATCCAACCCTCGGATTCACCACTTTTTATATATTTAAAAACCCAATTATTGGAGTTTGAAAATATCATAAAGTCATCATTATTATCTAGTGTACCAGAAGAAGTGTATGCACCATTTGCAGATTGAATACTGCAATTTTTGACCAATAAACTTGAAGAACTTATTATCTCTACAACGGCAACCTCACTCCAATCGTTACGCAGTCTATACTCACCAGGAAATGGTATATACAATTGCCTAATAAACTTTTTTGATTTACCCAAAACTGATTTGTTAAGTGATCGGGCAGAAACAAATGTTTTAAGTGGACTTTTAGATTGACTTGTTTTTAGATCATCAATAGTCAACTCATAAGAATCATTTTCCTTTTTTTCCGAAACTAAATATATTTCAATTGTTTTGTTTTGTGATTTATTTGATATTTCAACTATAAACTTATTTGGATCATCTATCTTTACAAATAGTTTATATTCTCTAAATGAAACTTGTCTATAATCACCAACGAATCTACTATTTATATCACTATTTGAATTTATTGATAAAACAAGTTCGGTCCCAATTCCGTTCGTATAAGTTCCTTTATCAAGTATATTACAATAGGAAATTTGTCCATTTTTGTTTACACTATTATTAATTATATTGTAATAACACTTTGGGTATAGTGATAGGTCATAACAATCATCAGATACATCTGAATCATAGAAATGTCCCCATCTTATATATTTTATCTCTTTGTTATTAGTATCAAAAATATTATTTTGTGTAAGAAATATATTTGGATAATTATGTTCGTTTTCATCTAGTTCAGCATAAAATACATTTCCAACACCTTCTTTTGTAAATATGTAATCTAAGTTTTGGTTATACTCATCACAATTAATTTTTTTATTTTCAGGATCTTCTAATGCACTCTTTTTTGCATACCCTAATTTAATTTGTATTGTCTCTACTTCTAAACTTGGTGATTTTGTGAAAAAATAAATATTTGGACTCGTTTTAAATTCAATTTTCCAAATTTTATTTTGAGTTTTGTTGTCCAGTGTTTCGTATATCTTATACCCGGTTTTTTCATTGTAAAAATAAATTTCTACATCACCATCTGCACTTGATTCATATTTTGTATAAATACCAAATGGTGATGGAATACTTGATATAAATTTTTTGTTATCAACTACCTCGGACACAGATAACTGATTGGTGTCATCCTGTGATATATTTATCTTCACCAAAATGTCTGCATTTGTATTTAGTTCATACATTTTACCAGGTGGCATTTTTGGTCGTTTTCTAGATACTTTCACTACCCATGCCAATCTATCTATGTCCATAGCAGATATATCTGTTTCAAACCTATCAAAATGATTTTTATTAGGAATTATCACAAATTTATTACCAATTGCTTTTTGATTTTCTTGAGAAAACAAATCAACAAATACAGAATCGTTTAAATTACTTTTAAAATGTGAAACAGATGCTTTGTAAGTTAATTTACTTTTTGATTCTAAGTTTGGAATATAAGCATATCCACTCTGTCTGATTTGTGAAGATAAACTTGCACTTTTTTCATAATATTCTCCACCAACTTTAAACATAAAATTTGTATTTTGATTAGTTGTAAATGAATTATTTTCGTTTAAAGAAAAATCAAAAGAATTTGACATATTTATTATCCAATTGGTCGGACTATTTTCGTCTTCGTAATACTCTGTAAGGTTAAGTTTTGTATATTTTTCATTTAAATTTTTATTTAGAACAGAAATTAGATTATTTTGTTGCACAAGCATCCACGAAAAAAGTTTTTCATTATAGAATAAATGCCAACCACGTCCATTGTAGTAAGCGGGTTTTTTTCCTGATGTAAGTCGGTTCTCTTGATATAAACCATTTGCATATATTAATTCACCAGAAAAACCAAATAATTTAATTTTATTTGTATCTCTAAAAATATATGTGTTTCCGAAATCTGTTGTATCAAAATCATTTTGGGATTTAGAATAAATTTTTAGATACTCGTCCTCATCGTATTGTACCAACTGTGAGGTATCGAGTGATGTGAGACTTTCTTGAACGTAAGCAAAGTCTCCTCCAATTTCAGTATTAAAAAATCTTACTTCACCATCTTCATTTCCATAAATCCAAAAAATATCATGGTAGTTTTTTTCGTTATTTTTTACATAGACCGATTCTTCTTTATCGAAAATTATTCTATAATTGTTTGAATGTAATAGAATCCATCTCTGGTTTATGTGACTCCAAAATATGTAATTTATTTTCCTACCAGTCCACAAAACATCAGTTGGTTGTTTAAATGATTTTATGTCAGAAAAAGTATTTATTCTTAATTGTTTGTTTTCGTCATATTCATTTACATACAACGGTTTACCATTGAATTGCCCAAGTGTCACATAGTCCCCATTACAACGATCTAAATTTCCGTCAAACCCAGATACTGTTATGGAGTCATATTCATTTTTAGGAATTACAGAAAAATAATTAGAAAAATTATTTGTTTGATTATATGTCAAGTCTTTGTTGAAAGTCAGAATATCTATTTGATATTCCATCATATCGTTCTCAGTCTTTATTTCAATTAAATCATTGATTGTATCATTTGTAAAAATTATTCTCTCCGTTTTATCTAGGTCATATGAGATTATACCAGAGTCATACATCGTTCTGTTGCTACCAACTATTGACTTGATTGTCAACTTATCAGTAGGTAAAAGACCCCCAAAACCACGAATCGGATTTACGGACCACTCTACTCTCTCGTCATCTCTTGTATAATAGTTTCTATTTGTTTTATCAAGAGGTGAACTTGATATTCTACATTGTTGAGAGTTTTTTGAGTAATCTTCACTTAACCCCTCTAATCTAAATGTCTCTTTATTATCTAAATATGCAATCATTATTAATGTCTGAATACCATCTAGTGTGCTTATTATAAGACATTTTTTTCTGTTGTTATTATTTTTAAGTTTTTCTATCAATAGATCATTATACACTATTTCTTCATAGTTTTTTTCATAAATTCCGTTTATAATATCATTATAGGTTAACGAATCAGTTGATTGAAAATTAGAAAATTTGTATATAGAATCTTGATCATCAATAGAGTCAACATCTCCATAATACTGATAAATTTTATTCTCTTTAAAATTTAATCCCGACTCTAAAAGGTCTACCTCGTAATTATTGTTTAAATTTCTTTTAACCTGAAAACTTATGGAATTATTCTTGGACTCGTTTGCATTGTAAACATAAGCCGAATAATAATCTAAGTTTGATTGAGTTGAACTACATAATATATCAAGTTCAAAGATTTTATTTGAAACTATATCCACATCAATAGAAATTTTGTAATTTAGTAAAGTTGGGTAATTAAATCTATCGATTGTTTTGTGGTGTAAGGAATATGAATACATTCCTGATATATCGTATTGACCTTTATATGCAAGTTGTGAGGAATTTATCACACGGAACGAGTCATACGGTATTGTGTCTGTTCCGTATTTTACACTATCAAATGACTTCTTTTTGATTTCAGTTGGTATTTTTACTAAATTATATGAAGAAAATTCTTTTGAAACAAGTTCTTTAGTATTATTAGATAATGAAGTAAAGTTAGTATCATTATCAGATACAATCTCGTTTATATCCAATATTGTTTTATTATCTTCATCGAAAGGATTCCTCCAAGGATTTTTACAGTCATAAAACTTTTCACCATTTAGTGATCCTATTATTCTAAATTCATAGTCAGATGAACCAACTGTTCCGTTCTTTAAAACACCTGTAAACTTTCCATCCAAAAACAAATGTCTTTGTTTTTTTATTTTAGGAAAAACATAATCTTCCACTTCATAAAAACCCGAAGAGGGTTGTACTATTATATTGCCTTCAATTTCGGTATATTCTTTAAACTTACCAGAAAAACTTCCGTATATCTCACAATTTACCTTACCCACAACCCTACCTTCGTCATTTGGTGCACCGTAAGTATCTATAAACAACATTCTATCGTTACCAATAATTGTTTTTGGTAATTGTCCAGAAGAGACTATTGAATCACTACCACGGGATCCTGCAAACTCATCGGGAAAATATGCAGTTTTTTGATTTTTATTTCCAGAGAATTCGCATGGGTATTTGGAATCACGACAATTAAAATTATTAGAGCATACCCAAAATAAATTATCAGTAGGAGTGAGTAGTCCAAGTTCTTCTTTATATAATAAAGGATTTTTATTTATTAACACCCACTTATTCTTTATATTACTAAAATATATAAACCAGGTAAAAGATTTATTTGTAAATGCTTGGTAAGAATTAACACTTCCGTATATATTGTATTGACCGTTTGCCAAGCAAAAGTAATTAACTAAAGTTTCACCGATTTTAAAGTCTGTTATTGAAATAATAATATCAAGGGCATATTTTTCATCGTCTGTGTCAAGATTTAAAAAAGTATTTTTGTAACTTAAATTTTGATTATATTCTTCTACTTTATATAAATTGCCATTATCATGGAAAACTCCATATTTTGAATAAACATAATAAAGTTTTTCGTCTAATATACTTCCTATACTATTACCAGTAAAGTTATATTTTTCTGTTAAGTTATTTTCTAAATGAGTGTGTTGTATTCTTGGAATGATTGAGTTGAAACAAATAACCGAATCTGATTGATTTGCTTTTATTCCTCCTTGTAGATTAGAAAATTTAGCAATGTTTTTATTTCTATCCCACCCTTTGAAATTCAAACTTTCAAGTCTAACTATTTTATCATCTTCTACTTTATTTATTTCTGATAAACCCACTTCATCATTTGCAATTACAATTTCTTCATCTGTTTTCCTTTTTAGTTCAGATGTAAGTTTAGTATTTATTCGTATACTTTTAAGTTTATTTCTTTCGAGAAGAGATTGTTCTACAAGTAAACCAGAAATTAGTCTTGTTCTTGCCGGTACAATTTTCTCCACGTTTTCAAACAAAGAAGAATCTACATAAGATTTAATAAGATTTAAGTAATAAGACCAGTCAATTTTACCAAAACCTTCTTTAAAAAATACTTTTCTAAAAGCTGTGAATCTTTTATATTCACTCTCATATAAATCAGAAGGGTCACCTATATAATCTGCTAATTGGAAGTTTCCAAAAAATCTAATAATCTCCGTATTTATTAAATCCGTTGGACTAAAGTATACACCGAGTGTATTTGTATCAACTGCCTTTCTGTCGAGAGACTTTTCTGTTGATCGTCTAACCGGAGATAAGGGTCCTACTATTTTTTGTGATTCAACTCTTATTTTATTATTATTAAATGTTTGAGAACCAAACCTCGGTAATTTAGCATAGTGTCTTTTATTTTCACCTGAAAAATTATATGGAAATTCTTTTTTTGTAAAATTGTGACATTTAATATACAAAGGGACATCTTCTCTAAAAACATTATTCTCAAGTTGTCCGTATGATTCACCAAAATTTCCTTCAAGGTCTAGTGGGTAATCAAAGTTTACTTTTACTATCAAGGAGTCACGTAATGCCGATGGTTCGTCAATATCATATCCATGACTATACAATATGTGATTTAGAAATCTAGATTCTTCAATCGGTTGATCGTATATTCTTATTTTATCAACACACCCTCTAAAATTACTACTAATATTGTTACCAAAAAATAACTCATCCTGTTTCGTAAATTGATCAGATAACTCGGAGTTTAATGGTATAATCTTATTAATTTTAAGAACTTCTTCACCATCAGCCACTTTTTTTATATTAATATCCAAAAAACTTTCATTCTTATTTTCATTTTCAATTTTATTTACAAGAAAATGATAAAAACCTGAATTGTTTATTAATAATGGATTTTCATTGTTTTCGTCTTTTATATAGGTTTTTTCATTATTTAGCATTATATAAAAGTACCCAAAGCATTCTTCACCACGTCGTATTGCAACATCAGCACCTATTATCCAACCGTTTTTTTGCAAGGAATCTGTGTTGCAGAAATTTATATCTAACGATTCTTCACTTAAAAAGCATTGGTTATCAATAATATCACCAACCAATAATATGTCTTTGTATGATCCTCTCTCTGGTATATAATTTAGTTTACTTGGAACACCAATACCGGTTAATGTAATGTGACCAAGCATTGTGCCTCCTGGACCAAATACATCAACTGCATATGGTTCTCTGGACACAACATTCTCTCTTTTGAAATAAATATTACCCAAATATATCCAATTAGATGATGTTATACCCACATCACCATCAACAATACCCGTTTCATTTGAAACTTTGTATTCAATCAAAGAATCATCACTTATAAACGATTTACTTGAGTATGTTCCGTCAATTTTGACCGAAAATTCAAGTGAAGTCGATTTGTAAGAGTCTGAATACCAAGGTATGCTTAAAAACTGATTATCTTTATCAAATTCTAGATAATAATTAAATGTATCAAATGAAAAAACAGAATCTTCATCTGAGTCAGTTGTATACTTGACCCCACCAAACTCTTTTACTTTAAAAAGATAATCAGGTACACCATAACATCGTAACAGAGCATTTAGTGATTTTTCTGTACCAGATGACTTTAAAATATGAGGTAAGTTGTTTAATATCCTTCGATATATTATTTCTTTTCTACGGGATAAAGATATAAATTCACTTGGATAAGAAGGTGTTTGGTCTTCTCCATTTGTGTCATTGCCAGCAAATGTAATTCCAAGTGAGTCAAGTAAAAATGTAACAAGTTGATTTGGTATTCCCTTTGTTTCATCATTTCTTGGAATTAGGTTTGCTCCCATGTTTTCTATGTAGATATATAAAATATCAAAATGATTACCTATTAAATTTAGAAATTCAATAAAGTCTTGATTGGATTCATCTCTTATCAAAAATTCAGGTATGTTATTTTTTAAATTATCATCATTTTTTTTATCGTAAAGAGTTGCTTTTTCGGAAATGTCCATATACCAAAAATACGAATCTTGTTGATTAAATTCGGATACTTTTTTTGGCATATATATAGGTGCTTCATACTTTTTATTTTCGTTCTCAAGTACAAGTTCTTTTTTAAATTGCATTTTTAAATTTATATCAAATCCATTACTGTTTTCATTGTTTGTTATTATCTTTTTATTTAGAAAAGAATTTCCAATTATCAAAAACTTATCTTTTTTTTGATTTTTTGTGTTTGTTAAGATATAGTTTTCATTATCATAATAAATGTAAAACAAACCAGCCTGATGTTCAAATGTTGGGTGTTCATTAAATAATCCAATTTCATAATATACTCCTTCAAACCCATTTAAAAAAGTATTATCTTTTTTTTCAGACAAATAAACTTGAATATTTTTAGTGCGAGGCCAAGCATAATCAGAATCTACTTTAAATAAGTACGCATCATAATCTGTAAAATTAACAATTATATCTGTGATCTTTTTATCAACTTCTGAAATATCAAAGTTGTTTAAAATATCAATAGAATCATTTCTTATTTTGTCACTTATAATACCTTTTTCGTTTCTTGAATTTATAGTAAAGATTTTATTTTGTAATTCTACTTTAGCCCAATATAATGCCGAAATTTTTCCCATTTTTACCAGAAACGCATCAATTTTTTTCTTGGCAGAGGAAAATTTTACAAACTTAGAAAAATCACTATAATCAACCTTTACAGGTATATTGTTTGAAATTTTATTAAAGTATTTAACTATGCTATTTGTAAGTTGATCAGTTTTTTCTAAATCTTCTGCTGTATATTTTTTTGTTCCTGATTTTGATATATAATTTTCAGTTAGTGGTCCTCTTAGTTTATATGTTAGAGATACTTGAGGTTCTGTAAAAATCGCATTTTCTATAATATCGTCCGAGATACTTCTGTATATTTTAAATTTTTGACCCACCGATACATTTGGAGGCAACGGTTTTGATAGTTTTAATATAATAGATTCATGTTTTATCGGGTCACTTATAATTTGAGAAAATCTTTCATACTTTAAAATATGAAATTGCTCTTCTGTGTTCAAGTCAAACAATCCAAGAAAATACGAATCAAATATATCATAAAACATTTCATCTAACAATTGAGTATTAAATAGATAGAATAGAATTGAATTAAAAAATAATGAAACATCCTCATTCTCAATAAACGAACTTATGCGGTATTCTTCACTTATTACGAATTGAATACAACGATTGTACTCTGCTATAAATTGATTCTTGGAAAACGCATTGTTATAGTTTACAAGTAAAATATTGTTATATAATTCTGATATTTTCTCTTGCAAATCACCTATAATACCAAACAATGTATTAAAATTGGATGGACTATTATTCTCGTAATTTTGTCCTAATATTTTTTTGAATACAACTTTTATTATTTCTTCATAATCATCAAATAAACTTTTGACATCTTGATTAAAATCTAAATTAGTATTACCAAATAATCTTGAAATATTTTGTGTATGCAATTTATTTATTTTTTTAAAATTATGGGCAATGATTATTTGACGACTTATAAAATGCTGGTAGTCATTATTAATTGCAACATCGTTTGCTCTAATAGAGTTTTTTAAACATTCCGGTTGTACTTTTATTTCTGTGCGGGATGCCGACACCTCTGCGATTACAAGACTACTTGATAATTCATCGTAAGAGCCAATTACATCACTTCTAAAAGAAAAAACTAATTTATATGATCCCGGAGATAAATTTAATTTTTCTAATTCAGTTGTTGGGGATACTATAATATTTTCATCAATTTGTGGAAATATATTATCAAGAATCTTTACCGTACCACTGCGTGTTTCCTTATTGTAGTCTGTGAAGTAATAGTTTTTAATATCATAAGTTGGTGTAGTTTCAACAAATGTAGTGCCGAGTAAATTTTCACCTGAGTAATCGTATATATGTACTTTTATATAATCTCTTAGAGAATTACCTACAACTGCTTTTTCTGTGTCGTCCGAGTAAATTGTATCAAATTGATCGGCGTCAACTGGGTACCCACGTGAAAAATCATCATCGTTAGTTACATTATCAATGTGTTTTATGTATTGTGGCATGATTTAATTATGATGAAAATGGAAACGTTTCGATGTCTGGTTCCTCGTTCTTTTGTTGTTCTGTAAGTGGTAGAAAAGGAAACACATCACTAAAATCATTTGGTGAATTTCCCTCACCAGCAGATATTCTCTGACTAATAATAATATCCCGTGATGCTCTATAGGTTTCATTTGCATCCTCTGTAAATTTAACCGATTTTTGCATTTCCTCGTCAAGTCTTTCCGAGAGTTCATCTATCTGAGCCTGTAAAAGTTTTTGTTCATCTA